TCGATCACCGTCTTCCCTAAAATATTCGTAAGCGAACTATTCCAGACCGCGTAAACGAATCCATCTCCACTGTTGACCCAATAGACGAAAACGTTGCCGTTAACTCTAAGTGTAAGAGTCGCGCCCAATGTTACAAGCCCAAACGTCGCAGCAATTGAGGTGTTTGCGACTATAGACCCGCTAGAATTTAGCTTTGCGAGCTGAATGGCTGATCCGGCGGAGTTTAGGTACGCCAGCCATATGAACCCGTCAGCGGATACCACATCCAATGCAGGGCTTCCACTATTCGCCGATGCAATTACTGTTTCCCCGGATATAGTCTGTGGAGACGCAATATCAATGCGCCTCCAAACGACTTGGAACGTGTCTTTCACGTAGAAGATGTAGAAGAAATTACCAATCGCCACGCATCTTGTCCGCCCGACAGTTGGCGAAAGGTTCTCGTTTAAGAGCACCTGCGATCCTGTGCCCTTGTCAACTACAGCGGCACCAGCAACGCTAGCAGTCGAATCTCGCCAGACATAAAGATCAAAATTCCCGTTAGTCGCCGCGTCTCCGTTGAGCACGTTGTTCTGCGTGCGGTAAACGGGCTTGAATTTAAGACTTACGCTGTGAGCTGCGCCTTTATCTTTCCACTTCTGCGTGCTCGGAGAATAAGAATATAGCTTATTCCCTCCAACTTTCACGAGCTCATTGATCCCCGGTGCCGGAGTGAAACTGGCGAGGCTCCTGCCTGGTCCAATCGTGCCTCCGTCGATGATACTGTCGTTAAGTGCGTCGTAGCCATTTCTCTTCTGAAGCCGGCGCGCCTTCGTGAAGACGGAGTTTTCCAAAACGGAAAGCCTCCCCTCAACGCTCATCTTCTCGTCGGTCTTACCGTCGAGGCCCTGCCCGAAATTTATTGCTACTGTCTGAAATTCCAGAGCCATCTACGCCACCCATAGAGAAATGGTAACATTGGCCGAGCAGCGAAGGGCTATCAACGAATCATTCCACGCGGTTCTCCACACGGTAGAGTTCGCGTTTCTGTCCGCAACGATCCACATTCTGGGAATCCTGCCAAGTTTATGCGCCACATTATTGTCAATGCCAGTAGTCAGGGAAATCCCTTCAACCAAAAGTCCGTCCAGTATCGGCACCCTTGATATGCTCCCGACGGCTTCTTTCACGTTATCTTGGAACCGCGAAAGAACGGAATCGCTCATCTGAAGCGTTTTCATTGGCTTCACGGGCTGCCCCCAGGGTAACTCCAGAACTCAATCGGAATCTGCTTCGTCACGTCGGCAATCCGCTCCGGCTGAGACGCATCGCGTCCGGATGCCATCGCATTGATCCTCTGCTTCATCGCTTCTTTCTGCATGACAAGCTCGGAAATGTCCGTTTCTTCCTTGATCCGCATTTTCATCGCGGCGTCGATGATAATGTATTCCTCGAACCCATTGACCCCGTCCAGCGTATCAGTATCGAGCACCAACTTTGTCACGGCGGGAATATACCAGAGCTTGACCGTCTGAGAGGTGCTAGGAACCGGAACAAAACGGATGGAATTTCCGAGAATGTGGTAGCGGAGATACGAAAGCCCAACAACATTCCACGTAGGAGTGTAGAGATAACTGTTCCGCTCCTGAAAATTGAATGGCTTCAGCGTGACAGCATTCCCAGCGGAATCTAAAACAAGATCAACGCCACGGAGCTTGTAGAAGTCATTGGGCAGCGAATAGGTATCAACGTTCGGAGTGACGGAAAGTGTCGAGCTGCTAAGCTTATAATCCTCATAGACACCGATTAGAAGATCATGAAGCTCAGCAGCCGACGAATTGATTATAGTCGTTAGTTCTGGATCGGAGATAAGAGTCGAGTTCTCCATGTCGGCACGTTGCCGCGACTGCGTCTTAAGCTGGGCAAGCGTAACCGTAAGCATGTATCACCCCAAAATCGGACTAGGCTTTTCCTCTTCCTCTTCTTCCATCTCTTCAGGAATTTCATCGCAGATATAGATGAAATCCTTAAGAGCCTTGGCCAGGCGAACGGCGTCCTTTCCATTGATCGCCGCCTGAACCTCTTCCGCGGCGGAAAGAAGACCAGGATCAATCTCCTCTTGCTCTGGCTCGTACGCTCTCTCCTTGAAGGCTTCAGCATTCGCTCGAGCCGGATCTTTCTTGTCCATCACGGCAACGATAACCTGAGCCATTTTCTTTTTATCTCCGCCCATTATCATGTCCACTGCTCCCTTAGGCGATTAGACAACGGTGGAATTCGCCAGAACCAGAGTGAAATGGATTCTGTTTCCAGAGTTCGCGGCCACGTCAGACACGCCGGCTCCAGAAACATCCCAAACGACGATCTGGGCCGTCTTAGCGTTCACCACGTCGATCGCTCCAAACTGGACGAATTTATCATCCGGGCTGGCGAGCTGAATCGAGCAATGTGCCGAAAGCAGCGCGACATAAGCATCTTGGAGCGTGACGGTAAACACACCGGCGGAGCTGCGCGCCACAGAGAACCCCTTCCCCTTGACGGAAGCAGCATCTACCGGGTTCGATCCATTAGGAGCGAAGCTCCCGGATACAACCTTCACTCCCTTCCCTAGTACCTGAAGAAAATCAAAATTTCTGTTTGCCATTTTTACCTCTTAGCGATTGCGCGGGATGTTAAACATTGGGCCGGGGAACTAACCCCGGCCCTTTCATTTCAGCGTTAGCTTAGTTTGCCTACGCCGTTCCATCCCGGAGCCACGCATCCGAGCTGGGCATAGTAGCCGACACGCACTTCCACGGCATCGGCGCTCGAGACGCGGAGGAATTCCATTCCATCCGACTTGAGCAGCTTGGGAGCCATTCCGAGCGAGTACAGCTTCCAGGTATCGAACTGGAGCATGTAGAAGCGATCAGACTGACAGTTGAGGTCAGGGATCACAGTGATCGGGCCCTTCGGGCCGTGAATCTTAATCCCCTCGAAACCAACAACACCATCAGGATCCTTCACCGACTGGTAAATCACTTTCGAACCAAGAGCTTTTTCAAGGTTCGCATAATTACCAAAGCTCATAAAGCACTTGTCGGGCACTCCACCTTCGCGGCCAATCTTGGCGGCAAGGTCGATCAGAGATTCCTCGATCGGTACTCCAGAGTAGTCGGCATTGATACCAGCAAGTCTCGTTGCGTCAATCGTGCGATCGACACCAAAGAAGGGAGAGTTTGTGAGAGCTCCTGGCATGGGGATCCATGCATCGAAACCCTTGATCTTGGCGTTCAGGTCACCGGCCACCATCAGATAATCACCGACAGTGAGCGAGCTGATCTGCGCCGACCAGTTAGAGCCCGAAGTCGTAATCGTTCCGAGCGAGCGGTTCACCGCAGTGATTACAGCAGTACCGGATCGGTTGGCTCCGCCATCCGTGGCCGAAGCCGCAATCGTCATTCCAACCTCGAAGTTCACAATGTCTTCGATGTTGGCAAGCGTCAGCGTGAGCGAGTTCACGTTGGAGCCAGAAGAAATCTGACCGATGGAGCCAGTTCCGTTGCGGTACATCGCTCCGGCAAGAGAACGAGTAGCAGCCTGAATCGCGCCGTCAATCTCAGTGGTTGCAGCGCGCATGAAGGCATCGCTGTCACCTTGAGAAGCCTCGAGCACTTCGTTCTGGATGTTCGCCAGAGAGTAATCCGAAGCGCGGGTAAGCGTGAACGCCTTAATCTGGCTGTTCGTCTTCTGCGCCAGGGCATTCGAGAAAGTCGCAGAACGACCTTGAGGGTTTCCGTAGATGAGAGGAAGCGGCATGTTTAGACCGCCAAACTTCTCATCTTTGCCAATCATGGCAAGAGCTGGGTTGTTCTTATAAACAAGATTTTTTACGGTAAAGTCGACGTAGTGCTGCTTAAGCGCCGCAGCAAACGTGGTCATGTCAAGAGCCATTGGGCACCTCTAAAGCTAAATAGTTGTTGTTGTTGCGCCTGATAACTCCGCGCAGAAACTATTCGCTTTAAACGGAGGCCGCACGCCCCGGTGGCTCTAAATGGCCGAGTGGTAACTGTGACTCAGCCCTTCAATTGTTAACCACTTCCATCTACTACGCAAGCGGATTTTTTATACCCACTTGAGCAGCTTCGCGGCCTCGCGGCGAGACTCATCCAGCGTAAGCGGACGCCTTTTGTCGGGAGAAGGCACTTGGCTCGCGTGCGCATTCGTGAGCGTTGGTGCCGGATTCGGAGCCGTCTGCTGTGGCGCACTCGGAGTCGTAGCCTGCTGAAACTTCGATTTTACCTTGTTTAGTTTAGTGAATTTCTCAAACTCTTTCTCAAGCCACTCCTCAGCCGCCTTTGCCGCATCTTCCATGCTGAGAATCCGACCAGGCTTTAAAAGATTTCCGTCAGAATCCTTCTCCGCAGTCCTCAGATAGTGCTGCTGGACGATCTCAAAGATCAGTTCACCAGGATCATCCTGGGCACTCAAAAATTCGTAATCTTGTGCCTTGGACTTGATAAAATTTGTCGCGTTTTCGATATAGCCGGCCCTCGTTTTCGCCCTGGCTTCCTCCTGGCGGCGCATCTCGGCTTCTTCCCTCTCGCGCTTCTCGCGCTCTAGGCGTTGCTCGAGCTCCTGAATCTTGACCTCTGCCGGCTTCTTCCCGTCATTGAGCGCCATCTGAGTCAATTGATCGAAAGTGAATCCCCTTTTCGTCAGGAATTCCAGCGGATTCTCCTGAAGCAGCTTCTGCTCCTGCTCCCAGGATTGAATCTTAGCCTGAAGCTCTTTCAGTGATTGCTCGTGTTTGCGCAGCGCGGCCTCACGCTTCGATAGTGCAGCGAACCGCGCGGCGAACTTGGGATCATCCTCATTTGTCGGCTTTGGCGGTTGGCTTTCTGCGGCCGCAGCAGAACCGCCAGCCTGATCGGGCGACTCCGATTGAGGCTCGATACTTGCTGGCGAAGGCTGAGCGTTCGGTGCTTCCTGTGGTGTCTGATTTTCCATTTTATCCTCTCATGTGTGAGCCCCACTTGGTCGGGACTTTGTGATCTAAAATCTGCACGCGGATCCAAACTCCGTTATGATCCGTCCAGGATACTTCCTTGTTTTTCGCCAAGAGCCGCTTCTGCATATCAGTCAGCGCATGGCAATTTCTCCAAACCCATTTCTCCGGATTCCCAGGAATTGGCTCCTGCTTCACCCACTCATCGCGGTCGCCGGGAAAGCTGAGCGTCGTGGTTAGCCAAAAAACCATAACTCCCCCTTCAAGCTATCGGAAGGATATCAGAGACAGGAGGCGCGGCTGGAACTGCCTGCGGCGTGCCGGGCGGCATCCCAGGAGCCGCGCCACCAGGAGGCGGGACATTTGGCGCCATCACGGGAGGCGCCGGCGGGGTTAGAAGTCTATTCGCCTCATTGATCCAATTGCGAAGCAGTTCAAGGCGATCTTCTGGAACCATCTCATTTTTCGCTCTAAGGTACGCAGACTGCACCATCTGTATACCAAGCTGAAGGTTCATATACGGCTCTGGGATTGCGTTCTCGCCGCGCTCGATCATCGCCTCAATTTGATTCTCGATATCTTCAATGGCGGCGTTCGCCAAACTCATGTACTCCTGGAGATCAGGATAATCCAATAGACGCATGGCGTTGGCGCGATCAATGAATCCGGCCTGAATGAGCTCCTGAACGTCTTGAAGTCTCCCGGCTGGCGTCTGCGATAGTGAAGAGGTCGGGAAAATCTGCATGATGTACTGGTCGTCCTGAAGGTCAATATCGGCCCAGGCAATCTTCTCCAAGAATTTTTTGCCCTTAACAAGGAGGCTAAAAGAAGGATCCTTCGCGTATAACTCCTTGGTGAGATCAATGATCTGCTTCGCCGCATCCATGTACATCTGCTCGTAGGCTTGCCCCACGAGAATGAATCTCTCCGATTCGATATCGCTAAATTCGCGGAGCGCCTTACCGCTGTTCAACCCCTCGGGCTTCTTCGACTGCGCCCCAAGCTGCGAGATCCCGGCAATTTCGTATGCTTTACGATATAGGCTTTCGATCTGGGCCAGTATCTCCGGCGGCACTGGATCTGGAGCGTGGTATTCCGGCTTCACACCGGAAAACTTCAGAATCCTACCAAGCTCATTGTTTATGTGAGCCGTGACGACCTTGCTCCCATGCTCCACAAGCCAATGCGGAGTGACTAGATGCATAAGAGTCTGAACGACGCGCAGCAGCTTGTTGATCTCAACTTGAATCCCAGTGAGCTCTTCCGCAAGCCCCTGGCCCCAGAATCCGAGAAGCCTAGGACTCCAACGCATAAAGGTAAACGGGAAATAGTCCCTGATCCACTCTCCATCATATAGCGTCGCATTTTCGATCGCGATCGTATGCCGCCCATCATTCGCTTTTTTACTGGATGGAAGGTGCCACGCCTCCAAAACCATGATGCAGGTAGAGAGAGAAGAGTGCTGCGGAGATAGTTGCTCCGGCCTCTTTGCCGTCATGATTTTCTCTTTGAACTCTGGGAACTGCTCGACCAGGACTTCTCTCGGAATAAATTTCCGCTGATAGAGAGAGCGAGGAGTGCCATACATGGCCTCAGAATTGTCCACGATCAGCTCGTCGATAAACACGCGCTCCGCGGAAATTTTCATGTTCTCGAAATCAGGGTAAATCTTGATCGCGCCAGTTCCGAAAACCGTTGCATCGAGGAAAGCCCGCACCCCGAGCTTGTACATATCCATGGCATAGAATTGCCCTTGGACATACTGATCGAGCATCTTCGCCCGCTTCTTAAGCGTCCAGTCTCCTCCCTGAGTCAAGAAGGTCGGCTTTGGTTTGTTCTTCGCGATCTTCTGAGTGGCAGTGTCGCAGCAGCTCTTTACGATGTTTAGCGTAATACGATCAAACGGCGTGTTGATATTCTGGTTCTGAGAATACGTATGCGCACTAAGGCCGAGAACGTTAACGTTGCCATAAAGACGAAGGTGCCGAATGTTGGATTGCTGAACATAATTTTGCGTCTGATCTAGGTGGCGGACGATGCCGAATAGTTTCTCGTTGAGCTTTTCCTTTGAGTCTTTCCACCAATATGTGCGAAGGCTTTCGTTTTCCAAGGGCTACGCTCCTGCGCTCCAGTATAGAATTTCCTCGTCGCCCTTCTTTTTCTCCTCTTCGCTCATGGAGGAAATCGGCTCAACCTCAAGCTTACCTGGAGCGACGATCTTCATTTCTTGAAACTTCACACTGATCTCACCGACGGAGATTTCTCGAACGCCTTCACCACGGCAAAGGTCAAGAAACCGCTTGAAGGCATCGGGTTTCTCCGCGATCTCAAGCCATGCCATCCTTTTTGTGTGTGTCATGAGTCAATTATTGGGGAAACCTATTTAGTTGCAAGGAAAAAGTTACGTCTCCCACCACGCCTTGGATTGAGTCGCGCGGAAAGCTTCCATTTCTTCTTCTTCCATCCGACGCGCCATCCTATCATAGTAGGCATTGGTCCCCGCCTTTGGCATTGGCTCCCGCTCTTCGCCGAGAAAATGCTTCGCATCACGCCACGCATAAAGCGCCGCGTCGCATAGATCGTTTGGGGTCCGCTCATCTTCTTTTTCTGGCCGCTCAGGATCCCACTGGAGGAGTTTCATCTCATTCGCGAGCATAGAGCCGTCCTGAATTTTCAGCGCGCCAGAAAGCAGATCGCCATTCATAAGCTCAATGAATGCGCGCTTCTGATTTTTCTCCGCTGGCTTGATCGGAATGTGATACCTATCCTGAAATTCCCGACAAATTGCCTTTCCCAATCCGCCGTGATCGGCCACTATTGAAACAGGCTGATATTTTTCGCGCCGCTTCTGAATCTCCTCCGCCATCTGGTACGGAAGTAATCCGGATTTCTTGAATTGGTCGACCACGAAGCACTTTCGTATATTCTCGGAATATCCGATCACTGCAATTGCAAAGGCATCATCGAAGCCAAGGTCGCAGCCCAAGACATGCATCAGCTTATGCTCGGGAAGCGAATCGAAATGCTGGTTTTCTCTCCTGTACTGGTAAACCAGAGTGCTCCCGTCCATTGTCCACTCGCCGAGCCACTCCCTCCGGTAGATCGGATGGTCAATGCCCCACCCTTTCCTCTCTCGGTATCTATCGAGCCAATCTTTTGCGTGTGGGATGAACGGGTTATCGAGAATCGTCCAGCGGTGAACACTGAAGCCTTCCTGAGGATTCATTGTCGCCTCATAGAAATAATTCTCGATTGGGTTAGCGCTCGGCGTTCCGATCATCTCCATCACGCCGTCAGTGTCGATGAGCGTCGGTTCAAGGATTTCTTCAATCAAGTATTTGAGGTGAGCGCGAAAGGAGGCCGATTCGTCGAGCGCCACTTTCTTCAGCTTAAGTCCGCGGACTTTCTCGGTATCGTCTTCCGTGTTGGCACCAAAAAGAAAAATCGTGTTGCCGTTTGGCGCTTCTGCCGTGAGATCGGCGCGGTTAAACTCAAAGCCTAGACCATATCGACGATCAAGCTCCATGAGTGGACGAAACATCAGGCGCTTGGCCGAGCCAATTGTGAGCCCAATATAGGCCACATCACCTGGAGTCGGATCTAGCGCACTCAAAATGAGCGATACCGCTTCGCCGCTAGTCTTACCAGCCCTGCGCGAACACAGCGCGGCCTTCCGCCTCGCAGGGTCGAGAACGAATGCCCGCTGCTTAGGAAAAAGTGAGGCCACAAGCGACTCCATTTTGAGCGCAGGAGTCGACCGTGCATAATACTCGATTACCCGCTCAGCTTCCGATTTATCCAAGCGTTACAGCGTCTGATCTTTCCGCGGGCGGCCGCGACCTCTTGACTCTTCCGCCTGCGCAGAGAAGTACATGATATTCGAGAAAGGGACATACACGTCATCTAGCTGCGCACCATCCGCTCCGACGATGTTGGAAATCTTCAGCAGCCCGTGCTCATAGGTGAGCTCGACATCTTTATTTTTCGATAGCGCCGTCCCAAGATTCGACTCCTGATGCAACCCAACCTGAACAGCCTGATAAAATTTCACATACCCGACCTTAATCATTCGCTTCCTCCAATTTTGAAAAACCGATACGGATTATAGTACCCACCATCATTCAAATAATGCTCTAGGCGACCACCAGCTAGATGCGTATATTCAAACTCGTCTTCATTCTCCAGCACATGGTCGAGAAGTGCGCCTGCAATCCCGAAGTTCCGATAAGGATGCTTCACGTAAACATAATGCAGTGCGCGTGTAAGTTCGTCCCCGGTCGGTGGCTCGATGCAAGCCCAGCCATAAATATGCTCCTCATCATCCTTTGCCACGGCGCAGAATACTGCTGAGCGCCCGAGCGCGGCTTGAGCAAAATCATGGTGCTCTCGGAAGTAGGTGCTCTTCAGTATTCTCTCCGAGAATTTGCTGCCACGATAACTCATAAGCCATGAATTCATAATGAAATTTAGATCGCTCGGCCTACCCGGGCGGATCAGATACAGGCCCTTCATCGTCTTTCCTCTCGAGCATCACTGGCGACTTCTGATTCATCTCCACGATTTGAAGCGCCTTCGCCACCCTGGAGCGCAGCTCCTCTGGCGTAAGCTTGGACAGCTCTTCGTCCTCATTCACGTCTGGCGCATCGCCTAATCTCCCGCAGATTCGGGTTAGTCCGATTTCAATATTCTTCAGATCCCCTGTGATGATGTCGCGGAGTATTGCCCGACAAATGCCGAGCTCTAGCGCCGAAAGCTGCCAATTCTCTTCGTTCGCCTTCAGCTCCTCGGCATCCATCGAAAGCCACTTCGACCAAAGCGCCGCCGCTATATGCTTCGGCAGGCGCTTCACTTCCTTGAGCCACTGGGGGAATGCCTTTGCGCCGAGCGGATTTCCGCTCTGGCCTGGCTTCCAGGCATGCCTTCGTAGTGCTTCGATTTCTTGTGGTGTTCGCTCTCTTCTTGGCTTTCTCACTCTGAATGCGATTATGATTTTATTTCACAATCCGAGCAAGCTAAAATTTCTGCATGGGCATTCGCCAAGGATGGTCGATCCTGCTGACTATTTCATGCGCCGCATTCTGCGAGGCCAGGATGTACATTGGTGGCCAGCCTTCAGATGACGGCGACGCCTGCCTTTGCTTCGAGCGAGTAGAGAAATCTGTCCCACCCTCAATGCCTTTCACGCTCACTTGGCAAGAAAATAAGAAAAACAAAAAGGAGTTTGACGATGAATGAGCATGACCTGGTCGCCCAAGTGAGACAGCTTGCATCAGAGCTTGGGCGCGTGCCGACCAAAACGGAATTCATATCGAACATGAAAGGGAGCTTCTATCAGATCACCATTCTATTCGGCTCATACACGAAGCTTCTCAAGGCCGCTGGACTCGAAACCTACGACGAAAGAAGGACCAAGCGGAATAAGTCTGGGCTCACTAATGAAATATTTCGACGCGATCTGTCAGAAGTTCTCGACGAGTACGCCCCGAGAGAGCCGGCGGAGAAGATATCATACACACCGACGCTCATCATCCCGGACACGCACTTCCCATTCGTGAATCAGTATGTTCTCGAGGCGGCATACAAATTCGCGGAGAAGCATAAGCCAAAGCGTATCATTCAGATCGGCGATCTTTATGACATGTACTGCCACGCGAAATTTCCTCGCTCACACAATATCTACACGCCCGCTCAAGAGGAAGAAATGGCGCGAAGCGGCGCTGAAAAGATGTGGCTCACGCTACGCTCCATCTGCCCAGATGCAGAGTGCGTGCAGCTCAAGGGGAATCACGACATTCGCCCGCTCAAGCGGACGCTGGAGAGCCTGCCTTCGCTTGAGCGAGTAGTCTCGGTGTACTTGGACCGCCTGATGACCTTCGATGGTGTCCGGCTCATCTCGGATCCGCGCGAGGAGTACATCGTGGAAGGCATTGAATTTATTCACGGGCACTACTCTCGCCTTGGCCAGCATCGAGACTATGCGCTCATGAATGCCGTATGCGGTCACGCTCACGTCGGCGGCGTGGTCTTTCGAAGAGCGCGCGGGCAGACACTATGGGAGCTCAATGCAGGGCTGGCTGGGGATCCGGAGTCGAAAGCGCTTTCTCACACGCCGCAGCGGATTGTCGCGTGGACGCCGGGATTCGGTTGGATCGACGAGTACGGCCCGCGCTTTATTCCCGCCTGAAACCGTTGCACATCGCGCTGCTCATTGACTTCCCTGCAGCAATCCTGACTAGAGCGATCCCCTTTCTGCATCTCGCGACCGCATTGCTAACCGATGGCTGACTTACCCCTGTGGCCCAGGCGGCTTCGCCGACTTTAAATCTGTGCACGAGTACGAGGCGGGCGGCCTCCCTTGCCGGCCCGCTCTTCATGCGGAGAAGTTTTGCTAGTGCATCGAATTCATGATCTCGCATGCTCTTCCTCCTATTTTTCCACGATCGCGCGTGGAGCGATTCACTCCGACTCCTCCGCAGACTCCTCGCGCTCATGCTCGCGCACGGCATCCCTCACGCGATGCAGGATTTCGAGCACATCGCCGCACAAGTGGATGCCTTCATTTTTGGCCTCGAAGCTGAGCATGTCGGCGATCTTCTCAAGTTCCTCATCGGATGAGTCCGCCCCGATCTTTAGCAGCCGAGCGAGCGAGATATCGGTGTGCGAGCTGGCATAGAGGAAGTCCTCGGCCCACACTGGCGCATACTCCCCCGCATCCTTCGTGACGCGCTGTTCTGCGAGCTTGCCAGTCCGGTCGTACCGGATGGCGGCCTGGTGCATGCGCAGCTCGTCCTCATCCAGTAGCGTGTAGGTGTATCCGCGCCTCTCAGCCTCCCTCCTCGCCTCCTCTAGAGACTCGTGCTCCCCGCGATCGCTCTCCCAGATCTGAAGCACCGAGTCGCGATTTCCGATCGGCCTACCGTGCGAGTCGGCGAGTCCTTCGGTATATCTGATGTCGATGGCATATCTTTTTTTCTCTTTGCTCATATCGTGTCCTTTCATCATTATCACTCAGATGATAGATAGATGATATCATGCCTAGGCGTAATGTCAATGGCAAAGACTAGAATTTATTTCCTAGACAATTCAATAACTTATAACGCTTCTTGGCTTATCCTGTATTATATAGTGCCGCGGGGCGGAAGGCCGCATAGAGCGGTGCGTCCATGCGACGAGATTTGTAAATAATATTTATTCACCCGCGCCTGAACACAAGCAGAGTCTGGTCGCGCTTTGATTGAGTCGAGTATTTCACTTTTTCGCGCCCCGCCAATCCATCTTCCTGTAGCTCATATCCAAGGGAAGAAATCACCTCAACCCATCTCTTCTTGGCGCTCCTATCTTTTTCCGTTTGGAGCGCGAGCGTGGAGCCTGGAACTAAATATCGCCAGACATTACGGAATACCGGCTTCGTGATCTTCTCGTGGAAATCATCATACGACTCGCACCCTTCATAATGCGCCGTGTTTCCGCCGTACTCCTCGAAGTTGAAGTACGGTGGACTTGTGTAGCAGAGATCAAATTTCCCTTCTAGTGAGGGATCGAAAACCGTTGAGTCGGCGCAGCGAACCTCGACATTCGCGCCAGGAGAATTCGAAAGCTCCTCCTGGATGATATTCAGATATTCATCAAATGCTTTTTTGTTCGTGTCGAACCCAAGATATCTAATGCCGTAACGCTTCGCATAAAGAGGACTTGTCCCGTGGCCTGAGAATGGATCAAACCAACCAAGCTTAGCGAGTGAAGTGATTCGATGATCTATTTTCCAGTTTCCCGCAATTGCAAAAATGTTTTTTCGGAAGACTGGCGGATAATAAAGGTGATCCGGACGTGTAATTGCGTGCTTACACATCTCCCACGATTCGCCATTATATCCAGTGACTCCGGCGTCGCTTGCGCGGCTTGCGCAGCTTGCGTCGCTTGCGCGGCTTGCGCAGCTTGCATTGCTTGCACTGCTTGCGTTGCTTGCGCGGCTTGCGTTGCTTGCGCTACTTACACTGCTTGCGTCGCTTGCACTGCTATGGCTTGAGATTATTATCTCGCTAGTAGCTAAAGTTGCCATTGTCTTGTACCCGTAAAGAGCCTCGTTGACCCCTCTAGCCAGACCGCGGCGAACCATTTCCGCCTCATGAATCTTATACGGATCGGTTTTTATCTTACTGATATCTCTCAACAGCCACTCGCGCTCCGGAATGATATTAACGCCAAGTTTTTCTACCCATTCCTCGACCGTAAGCTGAACGTGCTTTTGTGAAAATATCTCCTCTTTCACTTGATTTTCGCCATCATCGAAATAACCCTTAATCCCAAGATCTTCGCACTCTCCCGATTCAATCGATGAGATTATTTCGTATGCTCCAAGCACCCTGCATTTTCCGTCGAAGTCTACAAATCCATTCTGGAAAACGTATTTCGCCGCATAGGTGGCGCGCGATGTACAGTCCACCCATGTCATTGTCCCATCTTTCCTGTGAAAATATTGAGACGGATTCGCTCGGGAAAGCATCGAGTAAGCATTGAGCTGCTCAAGCTTTGTTATCGCCCCGTTGATATAGGCAACTATTTCGTCCCTGAATTTTCTTTCATTTTTATCTTTTATTCTACTTACCCTATAGAATTCTTTTAACTGGACAGCGATTCTCTTCTGCGTCTCCGTGAAATCAAAACATATACGCTTGTTATTCTTGTACCCGACCAAAACACCAGAGGTGTTCCACCAGTTCATGTTGATAATATCTCGGACCAGATAAGAAATATTATCGCCCTGAATAATGATAAACTCTGGATTCTCAAAAATCTGATTCAAGAGGCGAGGATGAATCATGCCTTAAACTCTGCCCAATCTTTTCCCACGAACATATTACGCTCGGCGCGCCGCCTTCGCTCAAGTCCTGGTAGAATCCGTCCTCCACCTTTTACCCAAGCCAAAAACTGATCCGCCGCCTCCACGTAGTTTCCCGCGTTCAGCTTTTTAAGAAGTGTGGACTGAGCGAAATTGCCCTGGCCGATATTGTAGATCAGCGAGCATAATGCGCCGAATTGACCGTCATTGAGGGGAACTTTGACCAGGCGCTCAATCGCTGGAACGACATCGTGCTCCAGCTCTAGGCGCATCCACTCTTCAGCCTCTTCCTTCGTGCAGATGTCTCCCTCGCGCACTGGAGTGCCGTTCGGATATCTGATTGTTCCAATTCCGATCGTCCATATTTTCGCGGGACATAAATACGCTTTCAGGTACAGCCCCTCGAAGTGGGCGATCAGATCAATGCAATCATCAGTGATTTTCATGCTTTTTAATATCGCTACTCCACGAATCTTTATCAAGAAAATACATAATCGCAGTGTAGATAAAGCAGATGGTCACAGCCAATCCAACCATCGCGAAGCAGATAATGGCGACAGTGAGTGCATCGTAGTATTCTTGCATTGTGTTATCCTCAATCAATTCCTAGCAGCCTTTTGAACGCCTCTTCCGCCTGGAGAGGAACCACGCCATTCCCACTGCATCTAATTGCGTGTGATCGGAATCCCAACCCATCAGCGCCGCGTGGAAGAGCGGGCTCAGGTAGCCACGATGGCCACTCTCCTGGGCCTGAATACCGATTCTCGGCAAGAACCTTCCATGCCTTTTTGGTGAGTGTCCGTCTTTCCAGTCGGTTGCGGTCGGACGAGACCATCGTTGCCTTTCTGGTGAGCTCTGCTCTCGCTTCCAATTGGCAGCTATGCTCGCCATTGTTGGCTCCCCGCCCCGTGTTTGATTCGGACCACCTTTCTCCGCGTCCGAAGCCAATGGCCTCGGCCACATTCCCCAAGTTTTTGCAATTGCACCCAAGGTCGGTCTTTCCTTCGCTCCAGGATGAACGCTCTTGTTCGCCTGGGTTCCCGTATCGCTCGCCACGGGCCTTGGCCAGGATGAAGAGCCTCTTACCGAAGAACGGAGCGCCAACCTCTTCGGCTGATACAATAGTCCATCGCGCATCATACCGAAGTGCATCGAGTTCCAGGATAATCTGTTCGAGTCCTCGTCTAACGATGCCTGGGACGTTCTCCAGCAAGACGAAGCGTGGTCGGCACTCGCCAATGAGTCTGAGGGTTTCAAGCATAAGTCGGCCTCTAGCGCCTCCCAGGCCCGCTCCATCTCCAATAAGACTGAAGTCCTGGCACGGCGGTCCTCCGTAGAGGATTTCAACTCTTGGGAACATATCTCCCTTGAGTGTGGTGAGGTCATCCCATATCGGTGCATCGGGTAATCTTCCGTCTCGGATACGAGAGAGGATAACTCCCTGGGCGTAAGGGTCGATTTCGCAGTAGGCGACAGGCTTAACCCATCTTTCAAGCGCAAGGTCGAGTCCGCCTGCGCCCGTGCAGATAGAGATACCGGAGAGCTTAAGAATATCCATGCCATCAGTCACCCCGCACCAGCCCCTTCTTCTGATTTCTAGTTCTCATTCTTTCTCCTTGTTATCGGTTTCAGAATACTTTCGCAGCTCCTCCACCTGGGCCTGAAGGGCATCTCTCTCGGATTCGAGCCTCCAGTATTCCTTTATTCTAGCAAGCTCTCTATCCTTGAACACGTCCGCCTTCGCCTGAAGCTCGTCTCGCTCAGCTTCCAGCAAATTTTAGTTGTGCTCATTTCTTAACCTCAATGATGGCATTGTCCCGCTTCACAGCGCTGGAGTTTTCCCGAAGCTCAGCTCTGGAGTTTTCTCGCAGCACGGCTCTGGATTCTCCATACAGCGTGGCGCTAGAGTTGTTCCGCAGTGCTGCACGGGAGCTGTCCCAAAGCATGGCGTTGGAGTTTTCTCGCAGCACGGCGCTGGAATTGCCCCACAGCATGGCGCTAGAGTTGTTCCGAAGCACCGCGCTGGATTTTTCTCGCAGCAGGGCGCGGGAGCTTTCTCGCAGAATGGCTCTGGAGTTTCCCCATAGATCGGCTCTGGATTCTACATACAGTGTGGCGCGGGAGCTGTCCCACAGAACGGCGCGGGAATTTCCATACAGCTCAGCTCTGGAATTATCCCGTAGCTCAGCCTGGGTTCTGCCCCACAGAACGGCGCGGGAGTTTTCCCACAGAACGGCGCGGGAGTTTTCCCACAGAACGGCGCGGGAGTTTCCATAAAGCTCGGCTCTGGAGTCTTCACACAGCGTGGCTCGGGAGTTTTCCCGCAGCATGGCGTTGGATTTTTCTCGCAGCACAGCGTGGGATCTTTCCCACAGCTCAGCGTGGGATCTTTCCCACAGCTCAGCGTGGGAGCTGTCACGCAGAGCGGCACTGGAGCTGTCCCGCAGCTCAACACTGGAGCTTCCATACAGCTCAGCGCGGGAGTTTTCCCGCAACACGACGCGGGAGTTTTCCCTCTTCATTCGGATGATAATGGGTGCGTCATGGGTTCCTCCGCGAATCTCAATAACGGTGAATTCGTCGAACTTCGTCGGGAGCGCATCCAGCTCATCTTGTGTTTTAATTGTGATTGTTTTCATGCTTGTTTCTCCATCTCAGCGTAGTCTTATGCTCTCACTACCCGAGCTGTATCGTCTTTCTTTTCAATCTTGGGCCTCACGCCATAAAGTGATGCAGTTGAGTGGTCGGCTAGATAATCAATGGTGGCATCTTCTGAAAAAACATTCACAATAGAAAAATCGTAAGCGCTGACGCGTGAATTTCCGTGCAGCTCAGCGCTGGAATTTTCCCGTAGCAAGGCGCTGGAGTTGTCGCACAGCTCAGCGCTGGAGTTTCCCCATAACTCAGCGCTGGAGTTGTCGCACAGATCAGCCCTGGAGTTACCCCACAGCTCGGCGCGGGAATTGTCCCACAGCGCCGCGCGGGAGCAGTCCCAAAGTACCGCACGGGAGTTTTCCCATAACTCGGCGCTTGAGCTTCCCAACAGCTCAGCGTGGGAATTTCCATATAATACAGCTCTTGAATTTTCACTATTCATTCGGATGATAATAGGTGCTCCATCGGTTCCTGCGCGGATTTCTATTGTGGTGAATTCGTCGAACTTCAACGGTAGTTTATCTAGTTGTTCTTGTGTTTTAATTGTGATTATTTTCATGCTCGTTTCTTCACCTCAGCGTAGTCCTCACTTTCACTACCCGAGCGGTTTCGTCTTTCTTTTCAATCTTGGGATTCACGCTATGAAATAAGACAGTTGAGTGATCGGCTAGATGCTCAATGGTGGCATCTCCTGAAAAAACATTCACAATAGAAAAATCGTAAGCGCTGACGCGTGAATTTCCGCGCAGCTCAGCGCTGGATCTTCCCCATAACTCAGCGCTGGAGTTTTCCCATAACTCAGCGCTGGAATTTTCATGCAACACGGCGCGGGAGTTTTCACACAGCACGGCGCTTGAGCTTCCCCACAGCTCAGCGTGGGAATTTCCATATAATACAGCTCTGGAATTTTCCCTATTCATTCGAATGATAATAGGATCAGTATCGGTTCCTCCGCGAATCTCTATTGTGGTGAATTCGTCGAATTTAGCAGGAAGTGCATCCAGCTCCTCTTGTGTTCTAATGATTATTGATTTGATTATTGATTTCATGCTCATTTATCCCCATCAGCGCGTTTTGGTACTTTCACTACCCGAGCAGTTTTGTCTTTCTTTTTAATCTTTGGTTTCACTCCATAAAGTGATGCAGTTGAGTGATCGGCTAGATGCTCAATGGTGGCATCTCCTGAAAAAACATTCACAACAGAAAAATCGTAAGCACTGACAGGGGATTTTTCCCATAGATCGGCGCTGGATTCTCCCCATAGCTCAGCGTAGGAGCCTTCATGCAGATCGGCGCTTGATCTTCCACGCAGCACGGCGCTGGAGTTTCCATGCAGTATAGCGTGGGAGTTGTCCCGCAGTGTGGCGCTGGATTCTCCATGCAGCTCGGCATTGGAGTTTTCCCACAGAGTGGCGCTAGAGCTTCCATACAGCTCGGCGTGGGAATTTTCCCGCAGCATGGCACTGGGAGCTGTCCCGGAACACGGCATTGGATTTTCCCCACAGCGTGGCTCGGGAGTTTTCCAGAATCTCAGCACTAGATTTTCCACGTAGCTCAGCGTAGGAATCTCCATAAAGCACTGCACTGGAGTTATCCCAAAGCATGGCGTTTGAGTTTTCTCGCAGCAAGGCGCTGGAGCTTTCCCTCAGCTCAGCTCTGGATTTTTCTCGTAGAATGGCTCTGGATTCTACATACAGCGTGGCGCGGGAGCTGTCCCACAGAACGGCGCTTGAATTTCCATACAGCTCAGCTCTGGAATTGTCCCGCAGTACGACACTGGAGTTTTCCCACAGCTCAACACTGGAGCTTCCATACAGCTCAGCGCGGGAGCTTTCCCGCAGCATGACGCGGGAGTTTTCCCTCTTCATTCTGATAATTATTGGCGCACCTAAAGTGCCTCCTCGAATCTCAATTGTGGTAAATTTCTTAAAACTCGCCGGAAGTGCGTCCAGCTCCTCTTGTGTTTTAACGATGATTGTTTTCATGAGTCCTCTAACTAATTCCAGTCGTACCAGGTTATCGGATGGTTGTTCCCCTGGAAGTACGGAGCAAAAGAATTCCCAACGCTGCCCCATAGCTTGCGCACGCGCTTAAACCAGAGAATGCTCGCAAGCCTGCATAAAAGCGAGCGATCAGAGGCAACAGCAATACGGCAGTAACTACGCATACAGCTATCGCTTTGATTCGGCTTGATCGACCAAAAGCAGATAAGTAGAGCGAACGTGACGCACTCCATCGGCGTCGGCTTGCGATTGTGAATACAGAGCTTCACGAAAGTTTTGAAGCCCGGGAATCTCTCAAAGAGATACTTGATCCTTGGATGATATGGCTGCTGCACGTCCACCATCCACTGGTGATCATCACAGAACTGGTGAAACCTCTCCGGGAAATCCGACTCGGCGAAATAGCACGCCGCCAGCCACCCCCAATAATCATCATGCTGCTGATCGTCGTCCGGGTTCTTCTTGTGTGGAGAGCGCCACAGAATCGGATGGCTGTCATGCATGCACATCGCGGTGATTCTCTTGATCGCGTCCTTATCACTGTCTTGCAAGCCGCCGTTTCTTGCCTTGATCGAGTACCACAGGCCAGTCTGAAGCAGTCCGTTCCCCTCTCCTGGTACAGACGGGCTGTTTGGCTTCACGGTGAGGAATCCGTCGGCGTTGAAATAGCCCGAACCGATCAGGTTGTTCTCTGCCGCTAGGCACGACGATTGCCTTATCATAACTCCTCCCTGAGCCTGATCTTCTCGGCGGCCTTAATGAAATCCGGACCAAACAATGGTTCTATTTTTTTATTTCTGACCATGTCTCCTAAAAGCTTTTGTTTAGCGGACTCCATTTCCGCCATATCGCTTATAAAGATGTCGATCCCGCCAGTACGTCCATGTCGCTTCCTAACCTCCCTAAGCTCATGATCAATCCATTGGGAAAAATCCGGGTATTCGCCATAAGCCTTCTTGTAATCGCCTAATGCCCTGGCGAATCGTAAAACATCATTTATTTTGTTTATTGCGAAAATTTTACGCCTGATATCAGAATCAGAATCAGATAAATTACCAAAAATCTCAGAGAGAATATTGCACTCTCCGATTAGTCGACTGAGCATTCTATAAATTGAGTAATGAACCTCTTTCTTGGCGATTATCTTCTTTTGGGTATCTACGTATTCATTGGATATATTCATTTATTCTCCTTTTTATTTACACTTTCCTTTGGGAACGAATCGAGCGCGCGCTCGTACTTTGAGATGAGATGCGAAGGCAATCTTTCAACGCAGAGCTTTAAGGCATCTAGAACGGTGGACTCATGGAGCCAGAGCCAGGCGAGAAGCTCTTCTCTTCTTTGCTCGTATTCCTGAGCGGATGCGTAGCTATTATGCGGTAGCATTGGCGGCGTGCCTCAGCTTCTTTTTCAATACGCGGACGACTTCGGATCGATTGGCGCTGAACAGCCGCACCTTACAAGTTGGAGCTCCTGGATGAGACTCTTCCACGACCCCCTTTGCTTCAGTAATTCTTTTACCGTTGTGGGCGTGGATTATAATTTCGTACAGTACACTATCGCCTTTCTTGAACTCACTCATCGGTCTCTCCTTTCGGTTCTATCACTTCGAGAATCGAAACCTTCCGGTACGATCCTCCATATATCGTCAGCTTTCCCGGGCCGTAAAACTTCCACAATTTCTTTTTAAGCGGCCATTTCGGATCCGCGTACCCTTTGGCCTCGGCGTACTCGATCTTGCCCGTATCGCAGTTTATGAAGCGGAAATCCGGCCTGTATTGAATCCTTGCCTG